TCACAATCTCCAGTATTATGTCTGAATTGACTAGGTCACTGTACGGCTTTACTCCGAACTTGTCACCCGCTTTTATAATAACTTGCTTCTCGTCATAATGGTCAGCGCACCAATGCGCTTCTTGTATTGCATACTCTATCTGGTCAAATATTGGCATGGTCTTCTCCATTAAAGTCTTAAAGTGTTTCGGTGCTAGCACAGCAAGCGTCAGCGCTTGTGTAACGGTCATTGAGTTATTCACGAGGCGCTCGCTCCAGTGCTAGCTTGTACAAACCTTCGCCAAAAGGGCCGAGTATTTGTACAAGTCTGTCAATGTCGCGCTGTGTGCCTTTACCATACGGCTGCGAGCGTTTAAGCAACTTCTTCAGCTGTTGTGCTTGCTGTACTTTAAAAGCGCTGTCTGTGGCGGCTGTGAGTCCTGCTGTTGGGAAAAACATTATATACTTACCTCCGGTGCTTTAATCTCAAATGTGTATCCTAGCTCCTTAGCCTTGGCAATCTGCTCACGTGTGAACGTCTTAGAGCCTAACAGAGCCGCCAGTGCCATTGCTGTGTCGTTTGCAGGGTAGATTCTGTCCTGTCCGTAGATGCTTCTAATTGTGACTGTTGCGTGTGTGTTCATTGGTTTGACTCCTGTGCTGCGTCTATGTCTTCTTTCAACGTGTTGTACTGCTCAGTAGCAGCTGCTAATAAAGTTGCGTAGGCAACAGCGCAAGTATGCTCTTGCAGGCTGTTCCATTCTGTCATCCCGCACTCTTCAAGATAGTCTTCGCCCCAGTCTGTGCAGCAGTTGTAGCAGAGCTGTTGGGCTTTATAGTTATAAATTACCCATGCGTGACCATCGCACGCCTCGTGCATCAGCTGATGGCCGTCTGCGTTGTATTTTCGCTCCTCTGCTATTGCTGCTGATGCTATGTCTTTTGCTTCTGTTTCTAATGTGCCTGCGTTTATGTTGTCATTCATTGGTCTAGCTCCATGTGATAAAAGTGAGTGATGTTGCGAACACTACAAGCAAAGCGCCTGCCATGCAAGTCTTATATGCTCTGTCGGAACGCTTGTTGCGTAGTGATGTTGTGTGTGTGCGTGTTGCTAACAGAAAACCAACAACGCCGTGAAAGATTAAAGCGTTGCCGATGATTGCTAGTGGTAGTAGTAGATAAAAGCCCATGATGCTGCTCCTTATAGTGAGTAAGTGTATTGTGGCATTTTTGTGCTGACGCGCTCAATAACGTCTGCGCCGCTCATCTGTGCCGTGAAGGCTGTCGGTATTGTGTCAGAGCCGAACAGTTCAGCAATCATTGGGTCGCTGTGCTGCGCCATCCACGTACCGTTTGCGATGTAAAGTTTGACTGTGTGCATTTGTGTTGCTCCTTAGTTAGTGTTGCGCCTCTTTCGAGGCGCTGTAGTGTTTAGAGTGTTTCTATCGTGTCTTGCAGCAGTTCAATAATCTGGTCAGCTGCTATCAACTTGCCCATTGTATAGTCTGTGTTTTCTTCTAAGTCTTCGCGCTGATACGCTGTGCGCTTCTTGCTTACGTCTTCCAACACTGCCAATAAAGTATTTTTGTCAATTGCTACTGCCTCTGTGTTGTTGTTGGCTACTTGAAGCTGCAGAGCCGCTGCTTCTCTGCTGTAGTCTTTTCCGTGTGCGCGTAACACCATTACCATGTTGTCGATGTCGTTGTGCTGCACGCTGTACTGATACGCTAGATCGTTGCTGCTTATAGCGTTGTGGGTGTCTAGTGCTGCTGTCATTGCTGTGCTTGTCATGGTGTTGCTCCTTGTTGCGAATGATTCTCATTTAGTTTGTGACGCCTCTCTCCTGCGCCGTTGAAGTGACAATAGCACAATCAATTACCTTGTCAACACTATTTAACAATTAATTTACATCTTTATTTACAACCCTACTTGTTGCTTCCTTTGTTGCCTATATAGAAGGGAGAGGTTGCCTTGGTTGTCTGGTTTGTCTGTATAGGTACGCGCACAGCCACACACACTTGTCAACCCTGCCGACATAGTAAAGCAATTACTTTACTAACTATGCTGCCAACATTGATGCAACAATCATGCCAAGTCTGACGGTGCTGACTGCCATGCAACAATCGTGCCAAGTCTGACTGCGCCGCTGCCTAGCAACTTCCGTGCCAACTCTGGCGGGGTTGTCAATTGAGACGGGGGTGCATATCGCTGCTCTGCTAATTATAATAGTAGCCACTTAAACACAAAATAGTGCAATTTAACTAATAAAATAGCAAGAAAGGCTGCATAGTCAACCCTGTGCTATGTTGCTGTATTAATTGAGGAAACAGCGGCGGCTGCGGAGACTAGTTAATAATGATAAATCCGCACCGTCATCTATATAGACATTACTGTAAATAATGCTTGACATTTGCTAAAAAGTATGGTATAAAACAACCCTGTTTACGAGTACACTCTATAGAGTCAACTGTCGTTACCTCCTATTGTACTCTTATTATGTTCCTAATGAGGACAAAACATATGTTGACATTTGTTATTATTATTTTGGTTACAGCAGCAGTTATCTCTTTAATCTATTTAGTTGATAGAGCGACTAAGCATTTAAAGGATATTGTTTAATGAGTGATATAGACACTGACGTAGCCAATATTGAGAAGCCAAAGCGCGGTAGACCTAAGAAGAGTAAAGTTACTGCGTTAAAAAAAGGTAATAGAGGTAAAGTAGGTCGTCCCAAAGGTGACGCTTCAGCGATTGAAGAGTACAAAGCTAGGATGTTAGCTAGTCCTAAGAGTCGTGAAGTAATGGACTCAATCTTTAATGCTGCGTTAGACGATGACCACAAGAACCAATCTGCTGCTTGGAAGTTGATTGTTGATAGAATTATGCCATTGTCCTATTTTGAGAAGGATAAGCTAAGTAACGGTAGAGCTGCTGTAAGCATCACTATCAACGGCATAGATTCAGATAACCCAATAACGATTGGCGAGACTATTGACGGAGAAGTAGAAGATGACGTTTAAATACTTTACGTTAGACGAGTTTGCCTGTAAACACACTGGCGAGAACAAAATAGAGCCTGAGTTTATACATAGGTTAGACGAGCTACGTGAGGCTTGTGCTTTTCCGTTTACCATCACTAGCGGCTATAGAGACGTTACACACCCTGCTGAAGCTCGTAAGAGCAAAGGTGGTGTACATACAACAGGTATAGCTGCTGACATTGCAGTAAGTAACGGTGTTGAACGAGCAACGATTATACGCAATGCCATAGAGTTAGGTTTTAACGGTATTGGTGTTGCTAAAGGTTTTATACACGTTGATACAAGGTCATTGCCACAAGTAGTTTGGACATATTAGATGTCTGCTACGCAAGACCTACAGATAAACCTGCTTCCGTGGCAACAGACGGTGTGGACAGATAAGTCTCGCTTTAAGGTTGTGGCAGCAGGTAGACGAACTGGTAAGACCAGATTAGCTGCGTCATTACTGCTTGTTAGGGCTTTATCGTCTAAGAACGGTAAAGTCTTTTACGTTGCGCCTACGCAAGGACAAGCTAGAGACGTTATCTGGGATATGTTGTTAGAACTAGGGCAGGGTGTTATAGCTCACAGCCACGTTAACAATCTAACGCTCAAGCTCATTAACGGCGCTACCATCTCGTTAAAGGGTTCAGACAGACCAGAGACAATGCGTGGTGTTAGCCTAAGCTACGTTGTACTAGATGAGTTTGCTGACTTTAAACCAGAAGTGTGGGAGTTGATTCTACGTCCTGCATTGGCTGACTTAAAAGGTGAGGCGTTGTTTATTGGTACGCCGATGGGTCGTAACCACTTCTACGATCTGTATTCAGAAGCAGCAGCAGGTAGGTTAGAGGACTACAATGCGTGGCACTTTACAAGCTACGACAACCCTCTTATAGACCCTACAGAGATAGACAGTGCTAAACGTACACTATCTAGCTACGCCTTTAGGCAAGAGTTTATGGCTTCTTTTGAGGCGCGTGGCTCTGAGATGTTTAAAGAAGATTGGGTTAAGTTTGACGAAGACGAGCCTGACGTAGGCGACTACTACATAGCTTGTGACTTAGCAGGCTTTGAAGAGATAGGAAAGAAGAGTAACAAGAGGCTAGACAACAGCTCTATAGCAGTAGTTAAAGTTAGTGAACACGGATGGTGGGTCAAAGAAATAATAATAGGTAGGTGGACTCTTGACGAGACTGCTGAACGCATCTTTGACGCTGTTAAAGAAAACTATCCTATAGCAGTTGGTATTGAGAAAGGTATTAGTAGGCAGGCTGTAATGTCGCCTATAACGGACTTGATGAGACGCTACAACAAATACTTTAGAGTTGAGGAGCTGAGTCACGGTAACAAGAAGAAGACTGACAGGATAATGTGGGCATTGCAGGGACGCTTTGAGAACGGTCACATTACGCTTAACAAAGGTGATTGGAATATACAATTCATGGACGAGTTGTTTCAGTTCCCTAACCACTTAGTACACGATGACACTATTGACTCACTTGCTTATATAGATCAACTGGCTAACGTAGCTTACGATTGGGGCTACCAAATAGAAGACTACGCAGAATCTCTAGACTCTTACACAGGATATTAATATGTACGACTATAACGAAGATACTGACAATCTGCTTGATGAGAGCCTAGAAGATTGGGTTATGTACAAGGTTAATGATTGGCGTGATTATTACGAAAGTAACTATGACGTTAAGTTCAATGAATACTATCGTCTGTGGCGTGGTATTTGGTCAGATGAAGACAAGACTCGTGAGAGCGAGCGTAGCAAGATTGTAGCTCCTGCTCTACTGCAAGCTGTTGAGAACAACGTCGCTGATATTGAAGAAGCTACGTTTGGTCGTGGTAAGTTCTTTGACATAGAAGATGACATGGGCGATACAGAGCGTGGTGACGTTCGTTTCCTACGTGAAGCCTTATCAAAAGAGTTCTCTAAGAACAAGATTAGAAAAGCTGTAGGTGAGTGTCTAATTAACGCTGCTGTCTACGGAACAGGCATTGGCGAGATTGTACTAGAAAAGAAAAAAGAGATGGTTCCGGCAACAGAGCCAGTAATGGACGGCGCTATGACAGCTGTAGGCGTTAACGTCCGTGACCGCACTGTGGTTAAACTGCGTCCTGTACAGCCACAAAACTTCCTTATAGACCCTGTAGCAACAGACATTGAGTCTGCTGTAGGTGTAGCTATTGACGAGTTTGTCTCTACGCACATGGTAGAGCAGCTGCAAGAAGAAGGTGTTTACAAGGAGTGTCACATTGGTCGTGCAGCGCCTGACCTTGATATAGAGCCTGACGAAGAGTTGTGGCAGCAGCCAGAAGACAAAGTTAGGTTAACCAAGTACTACGGATTAGTACCACGTCAATTGCTAGAGAATGCTTTTGATCCTGAAGATGAAATGGTTAACTTTGACAGTGACGAAGATGACGAAGGTCGTGACAGCTACTATGTAGAAGCTATTGTTGTTATTGCTAACGGCGGTAAGCTGCTAAAGGCAGAAGCGTCTCCTTACATGATGGAAGATCGTCCTGTTGTAGCATTCCCTTGGGACGTTGTACCTAATCGTTTCTGGGGCATGGGCGTGTGTGAGAAAGGCTTTAACAGCCAAAAGGCGTTAGATGCTGAACTACGCGCTCGTATTGACGCTTTAGCCCTAACTGTACACCCTATGCTTGCTATGGACGCTACTAGAATGCCTCGTGGTACTAAACCAGAGGTTAAAGCAGGTAAATTGATACTAACAAACGGTAACCCTGCTGAAGTATTGCATCCGTTTAACTTTGGACAAGTTAGTCAGATTACGTTTGCACAGGCAGACTCGCTGCAACGTATGGTACAGGCTGCTACAGGCAGTGTAGACACAGCTCAACAAGCTATGAACGGCGGTGGTACAACGTCAGCAGGTAGTTCTATGAGTCTTGGAGGAGTAATTAAGCGTCAAAAGCGCACATTAGTTAACTTCCAAGAGTCATTCTTGATGCCTTTCGTTGAAAAAGCTGCTTGGCGCTATATGCAGTTCGAGCCTGAGCTGTTCCCTGTCAATGATTACAAGTTTATAGCCACCAGTACGCTAGGTATTGTTGCGCGTGAATACGAAGTAGCCCAGTTAGTACAGTTGCTACAGACTATGCCGCAAGATAGCCCTGTGTATCCTGTTATCCTGCAATCTATTATTGATAACATGAACATAACTAACCGTGAAGACCTGATAGAGACTATGG